GCCCTGCTGCTGACATTTGGCGGCGGGTATTTCTACGGCAAGCACGTTGAGAAGGAAGCCCAACAAGCCGAGGTTGACCGCCTGAATACCGAAGCCCGGGCCAAGGAACAAGCCTTGGCTTCTGCTGTTACTACCACCGCTGAAGCACTGAGGAAGACAAATGAGAAAGCCAAACTTGCCACAAAAGAGCGCGATGCTGCTATTGACTCTGGCGCTTTGCGGTTGCGCGTCAAAACGACCTGCCCCGTACCAGCCGCCGCAGATACCGCAGTTGCCGCCGGAGATAACCGAGGAGAGGCACGAGCCGAACTTGACCGAGAGACTGCTAAAGCTCTTGTCGCCATAACCGACGAAGGCAACCGAGCCATTGAAAAACTGAACGCCTGCATCACCCTTTACAACAACGCTAGGAGCGCACAATGAATCTGACCGCCAACTTCTCCCTGCACGAACTGACCAAATCCGAGACCGCCCTGCGCATGGGCTTTGACAACACCCCCGGTGAAGCCGAGATCGAGGCTCTGCGCCTGCTGTGCGAGAAAGTCCTCCAGCCCGTGCGCGACCACTTTGGCAAAGGCGTCAAGGTGAACTCAGGGTTCCGCGCTCCAGCCGTCAACCAAGCCACCGGAGGCTCAAAGACCTCAGACCATTGCCTTGGCCGAGCAGCCGATATTGAGATACCCGGAGTAGCCAACGCAGAGCTTGCTCAATGGATAATGGATAACCTAGAATACACCCAGCTCATTCTTGAGTTTTACACCCCCGGCATCCCTGACAGTGGCTGGGTGCATGTCTCTTATGACCCAAGCAACCTGAAGCAGCAGGAGTTGACCGCTACAAAAGTAGCAGGTAAAACAACCTATCTTCAAGGTCTTGTAGCCTAAAACGAGGGTGTTATGCCATTACAGAAACTGCAATTTAGACCCGGCGTAAACCGAGAAGGCACAACACTTGCCAACGAAGGTGGATGGTTTGAGTCGGACAAAGTGCGTTTCCGTTCTGGCTACCCAGAAAAGATTGGCGGCTGGATTTTAGATACCGGCCCCGACAACTCAAGCTCGCCAGCCGGTACATTTGTTGCAAATGGAACAACCACCCCCGCCAACCCGCCTTCTGGCAATTTTTGGGGTATCTGCCGAGCCATGTGGAATTGGCTGAACTTGGCGGGCTACAACCTGCTGGCAATTGGTACCAACCTCAAGTACTACATCCAGAACGGTGTAAACGGCAATATATTTGACATCACTCCAATTCGCTTCAGCACAGCGGCTGGAGATGTAACGTTCACTGCATCTACGGGCTCTCCAGTTATCACGGTTACAGATGCGGGTCATGGTGCGCAAACTGGTGACTTTGTAGTTTTTAGTGGCGCGGTATCTTTGGGCGGAAACATCACAGACGCTGTGCTTAACCGTGAGTACCAAATAACCGCCTACGTCAGTTCAAACCAGTACACCATCACGGCTTCGGTTAACGCAACCGCAGGAGATTCTGGTAATGGTGGCTCTTCCACGATTGGTCGATACCAAATTACAACGGGCAATGAAATCTTTACCCAAAACGTGGGCTGGGGCGCTGGCCCTTGGGGTGGTGTTTTTATCGGCACAACCACCACCGCAATATCCGGCGGAACACTGTCTTCTTCAAACACCACAGTAACCGTTACATCTACAGCAGGTTTTTCTACCCCTACCGGCACAATCTTGATTGAATCAGAAACAATCACGTATACCGGCACTACAGGCACAACATTTACAGGCTGTACTCGCGGGGTCAGTGGCACACCGGGCTCAGGCGCGGCCACCACTCATGCCAACGGAACTGCGGTTGTTCAATCAACAAGCTTTACTGGCTGGGGCTCTCCTGCCAACACAGGCATTGGCTCTCAACTCCGCTTGTGGAGCGAATCCAATTTTGGCGAAGACTTGGTGTTCAACCCCCGTGGCGGCGCTCTGTACTACTGGGCAAACGCACCTGCGGCAAACACCTTTAATAGAGGGCAGCGTCTTGGCCCCAATGCAACGGTTGTTACAAAGAACGGTACTTTTACGGTTGACGACTATTGCCCATCGTTTGCCAACATTGTGGCGGTATCAGATTCATCGCGGTTCATTATTGCGTTCGGCGCAAATGATGCCACTCTGCTTGACACCACATTGCGGTTGGTTCAAAACCCAATGTTCGTCTGCTGGTCTGACCAAGAAAGACCGGATATTTGGTATCCAGACGCGACCAATCAAGCGGGTAGTTACACGCTGAGTCATGGCTCACAGATTGTCACGGCAATCCAGACCCGCCAAGAAATTTTGGTAATCACCGACTCTGCCATCTACTCCATGCAGTACCTTGGCCCACCATATGTGTGGGGCTTCCAGTTGATGGGCGACAATATTTCTATTGTTGGGCCGAACGCAGCGGCGACAGCCAACAACGTGACATACTGGATGGGCACAGATAAGTTCTACATGTACTCAGGCCGTGTGGAGACACTCCCTTGCTCCCTGCGTCAGTATGTGTACAACGACATCAACCTCACGCAGTCATTCCAATTCTTCGCCAGCACCAACGAGGGCTACAACGAAATTTGGTGGTTCTATTGTTCTGTCTCTGGGCCGACTGGAACCAACACGCCAGCCAACCCAAACACAACCCTTGACCGCTATGTCATCTTCAACCACTTGGAGCGCACTTGGTATTACGGCACGATGCCTCGCACGTACTGGCTTGACAGCCCACTGCGCCCAACGCCAATGTCTGCTGGCTACAACGGCAAGCTGATTTACCAAGAGAACGGTAATGACGATGGAGCAACTACGCCGGGCACTCTTTTGCCTATTGAGGCTTACGTGCAGTCCTCTGACTTTGATATTGGTGACGGGCACAATTTCGGCCTTGTTACTCGCATCATTCCCGACGTAACGTTTGACGGCTCAACTTCTGCCGCTCCTTCTTTGGACTTTGCTGTGCGTCCTCGTCAGTTCCCCGGCACGAACTACGGCACGGCGGATGCGCCTACTGTGACCAGCGCCGACAACTACACAAATGACCGCTACTACCCGGTGCAGCAATTTACCGAGCAGGTGTTTGTTCGTATCCGTGGCCGTCAGATGGCGCTCAAAATTGTTTCTAATGACTTGGGTGTTGCTTGGCAGTTGGGCGTGCCTCGAATTGATACTCGACCAGACGGCAGGAGATAAACATGGGTTTAAAAAATGCGGTTCAACCTCGTTTGCCTGCTGCGCCTATGCAGTATGACGCTCAGTACATGGAGCAGCTCATCAACGTTTTGCGGCTGTATTTTGCGCAGTTGAACAACGCCTCTCCCGCTGTGTTTGCTTCACAAGGCGTGGGCTCCACAAAGGTGGTGACCGCAATAACTTTTGCTCAGCCCGACCCCACTATTTCCGGCGCATCAGTAATCAGCTTGCCGACACAGGCGGATTTTGCCAATCTTCGCTCTGGCGATGTGTATTGCGACACATCTGGTGGTGGCACAAGCTACCCACTGAGGATCAAAGTGTAGTTGTCCATAAACGCCCAACATGATAGTATCCACCAACCCCCGTTTTAAGAGGCAAAAATGAGCCTACACGCTGCCGCCCAACACCTTTCCGGCCAAGGCCGAGGCCCCGACAATACGCTCGTCCACATGTCCAGTAACGAGGTAAAAAGCCTGAACGAATTGGCAATGGCTCACGGTGGCCAACTGACCATCAACCCCCAAACTGGCCTGCCCGAAGCTGGCTTTCTGAGCAAACTTCTCCCTGCGATTATTGGCGTTGGACTGACTGCCGCTACTGGTGGCGCAGCAGCTCCTTGGATGATTGGGCTTGGTGTTGGCGGGGCCGAGGCTTTGCGCACAGGTGACTTAAAAAAGGGTTTGATGGCGGGCCTTGGCGCTTATGGTGGCGCGGGTATCGGCAGTGCTTTTGCCACTTCTGGAGCGCAGGCTGCGGTTGGCGCGGACGCTGGAGTCCAAGCCGCCCAACAAACAATGCAGGGTCAGGCCGCTAATCTTGGTAATTTGGCCAAAGAGCAAATAGCCGCAGGTACTTTTAATCCCACAAACTTCGCGGCACAAGCTCAAGGCTTGAGTGCTCCGTATGCCGCCGCCCAGAACGCCGCGCTAGAAGCAGCCAAGAGCAATTTTGCGAACGCTAGTTTTACCGACAACCTCAAAACAATGGGGCAGGGCGTGAAGGGCTTGGCGCAACCCGGCGCTCCCACTCAGTTCTTAGAGAACCTTGGCAACGTAGAGGGCACGTTTGGGCCTAAAACTACTGCGGCTGCGGCTGCGGCCCCCTTGATTTCGGCGGCAATGAACACCCAAACCGAGATGCCCACAACGCCAGAGGACACTGATCCCGGCCAACAGTATTTGTACTCTTCCGGCAGGGTAGAGAAATTTCCGGAACTTGACCCATCTGGGCGGGAGCAAACTTACTTCCAGCCTAAATTCACGCCAATTAGCCACGCCGAGGCCAAAAGAGTTTACGGCTACGCAGGTGGTGGCCCAATTGAGAAGATGTCCAATCAAAACGCTATCGGGGCCAACACAGGCTATCCAATGGCCGACATCAGCAAGGGTGCGTACGCTACGCCCTTTCAAACCCCAATATCTCAGAATGTTGTGGCGGGTAGCCAAGATATAGCTGTTGACCCCTACACAGGCCAAGAACAGCGCACCGCCCCTGCTCCTCAAGCACAATTTGCTCGCGGTGGGCTGTCTGACCTTGGCGACTATTCCGACGGTGGCCGGTTGCTCAAAGGCCCCGGCGATGGCGTGTCTGACTCCATCCCTGCGGTGATTGGCAAAAAGCAACCCGCACGTTTGGCCGACGGTGAATTTGTTGTGCCTGCGCGTATTGTTTCTGAGTTGGGCAATGGCTCGACCGAAGCTGGCGCACGTAAGCTGTACGCCATGATGGACAGAATCCAGAAGGCTCGCGGTAAAACAGTCGGTAAGGGCAAGGTTGCCAAGAACAGCCGCTCTGAGAAATACTTGCCCGCATGACGATAGAGTACGCAAATGAAGACCCCTCCACTTTCATCGAGGAGTTGAAATTGCTGCTACCTGAGCACTACGAAGAGCTTTGCGTTACCAAGGACTTTCCCTTGCTACCGGATTACGAGGCGTATGGCCGACTGGTTGTAGCCGACATGCTCCGGTGCATCACTTGCCGCAGTGACGGCAATCTGATCGGGTACGCTATCTTTGTTGTGCAACCGCATTTACACTACAGGTCTTGCAAAACAGCATTTGAAGACCTGTATTTCGTCAAGAAAGAATTCCGTCAGGGCCGTATAGGGATACGATTATTCCAGTACGCAGAAGACGTGCTCAAAAAAGCTGGTGTGAACAGAATCATCATGCACACCAAAATCCATTTGGATAACTCTCGGTTGTTTGAGTACCTTGGGTACAAACATACCGACAAACTTTTTACCAAGATACTGAGCACGGAGCCTGTATGAATTACTCCCGTAGACAACTTGAAGCATTTGGCGAGCCGCTTGGCGAATCAGTTACCCGTTTAAAACCCGGCGGACGCATCTATGGTGGCGGCGGATCAAAAGCCCCTGCCCAAACATCCCAAACCAACACTACGGATTTGCCCGAGTGGGCAAAGCCACATGCCAAAGAAATTTTGGCTAGGGGTAAAGCGTTATCCAATGCTCCATACGAGACATACGGCGGAGACCGCACGGCTGATTTTGGTGCCATGCAAAAAGGCGCTATGGAGGATGCAGGGACAATGGGTCCTGCGGCTCAGTTGGGCACGGCTACCGGTTTGGCTGGGGACGTTGGACGACGTGCTATGGGCACGAACTACGAAGCCGGTCAGTTTGCCAACCAATTCCAAGCTCCTGACGCATACCAAGCTGGCCAGTTCAATCCTGCGAATGTCCAAGCCCAAGGTTTGCAGCAATATCAGATGGGGCCAGCCGAACGCGTACGTACCCAGAGTTTTGCTCGCCCCGGTGCAGCGGAATCATTTATGTCCCCCTACATGCAGAATGTGGTGGATGTTCAGCAACGTCAAGCCCAACGTCAAGCAGACGTTGCAAGAACGGGGCGTAGTGCCCAAGCTGTAGGCGCAGGTGCGTTTGGTGGTTCTCGTCAGGCCATCATGGAATCTGAAGCCGCTCGTAATCTGGCGCAACAAAAAGGCGACATCCAAGCGCAGGGACTCCAGTCTGCTTACGGCCAAGCGCAACAACAGTTCAATGCTGAGCAACAAGCTCGTTTGCAAGCCCAACAAGCCAACCAACAGGCTGGACTTACTGTTGGGGGTCAAAACCTTGGCGCTTTGCTAGGTGTTCAACAACTGGGCGCGGGCCAGAACCTCCAAGCACAGTTGGCTAATCAGCAAATGGGTTTGAATGCCCAACAGATGTACGAACAATCTCGTCAGTTTGGCGCTGGTCAAGGTCTGCAAGCTGCGGGGCTCGGCGCTCAGTATGGTCAAGCCGCTCAACAGTTGGGTGAGCAGTCTCGTCAGTATGGCGCGGGCTTGGGGATGCAGGGGCTTCAAACCGCTTTGCAATCCGCCGGACAGCTTGGTCAGCTTGGCGGTCAGCAGTTCCAGCAAGGTATGGACATCAACAAGTTGCGCTCTGCTTACGGCGGAATGGAACAAGGGCAGCGCCAAAGAGATGCGGACATTGCGTATCAAAACTTTGTTAATCAACAAAGCCACCCGTACAAGCAAGTGGGTTTTTACTCCGACTTGTTGCGTGGTACGCCTACTGGCTCTTCAAGCGTTACCAACATGTATCAGCCTCAAGGTTCTGGTTTGCAAGATGCAGCCGGGGTAGCTATGGGCATGTACGGTCTGAGCAAGTACATGGCTGAAGGTGGCGTGACCAGTCAAGGTAACGTAGAAAGCATTATTGACAAGCTTGGCCCAGATCAGTTGCAGCAAGCTCGTGAAAATGCCTTGGACCGCCGGGATATGGACACCGTAGCTGCAATTGACGAGCGTTTGGCTGAGCTTGCTCAGTCTAAGTCTATGTATGCGGGTCTTGGCGGCGCGTTTGACCAAATCCCAGAAGATCGCCAAGAAGCAATGATGGCGGGCGGCGGTATTGTTGCGTTTGCTAATGGTGGTTCTTATTTAGACCAAGCCGAAAAATCACGCGCAGAACAACTTGCTTATATAGATCAAGCAACCACAATGCCTACTCCAGAAGACCGGAGAAAAGATATTGTGGCGCAACGGGACATGATCAAAGGCTTGTACGAACCAAGCGTTTTACCTAAGTATCTGGAAGAGACAAAGGCTGAGCGTGCCAACCTTGGCAAGAACATGGATGAGGCTAGAGGTCTTGGCGCTCTACTGGCTGCTGCGGAAATGATTGGCGCTAGAAACTTCCGCGAGGGAGCCAAGGCTTCTACTAAGGCATTTGTTGGTGAAGTAAGTCGTGTTGCTAAAGAGAACAAAGAAGCAGACCGCTTGCTCCGTCAGTCTGAGATTCAGCTTGCCACAGCAAGCGAGTTGTACAACAACGGTATGACTGATAAGGCAATTGCCGAAGCTGATAAGGGGCGCTCCGCAAAAGCAAGAGCCGCTGAACTTAAAGCTGGCGTTGCTGGTGACACAGCCAAGATGTACTCACAACTTCAAAATACACAGCTTGGTAAGGATGCCACTATTGCGGCGGCAAACATCAGCGCCAAAGCTCATCGTGATACGGCCAACAAACCCGGCCAGTTGGAGCGTATGGTTTCTGACTACGAGCAACGCCTCGGTAGAAAGCTCACGGCTGAGGAATACGTGAAAGCTACGGAGAAAATGGGCGCTGCTTCGTATGGTGCAAAATACACCGGCCCGGACACCACGTTTACAAATTCTGCAAAGTTCCAGAAAGACCTTGCGGATCGTACAAAAATGTTGCAGTTACAAAAGAGTATGCCCAACAAAACACAGGCAGAAATAGACGCAATAGATTCACAGATAGAAGCAGAGCGCCAAAAATTGGTGGAAGAGTATCGGGCTACCATAGCTTCTGGTGTTACATCAAAAGCCGCCCCCGAAGCTGCTCCAGCAGCCGCGCCCAAAGGTCCACGTCCGGGTACGATACAGGATGGCTACCGTTACAAAGGCGGTGATCCAGCAAATCCAACCAGTTGGGAAAAGGTGTAAAAGATGGCTACTGGGCCTTGGGATCAATACAAATCAGGCCCAACCAAAGGGCCTTGGGATCAGTACGCCGCTGCGCAAGAACAAGAACAAGTCGCGACGCAAAAACCTGAAACAGCACAAGAATCTACTTCAAATCCGTTTGCGGGGATGATTGGTCAAGCTGCGTCTTTAACTGGTGCCGGTATTGAAGCAGTTGCAGAAGTTGCCGAGCGAGTCGGCGACAAATTGGAATTGGCTGTGCCATTGTCAGACATAAGCCCAGAAGACATTAAGAGCAAAAAACAACTTCAGCCTTTGTTTGACTGGGCAAAGTCGTTAAAGGATTTTGACGAAAGCATTGGCTACCAACCAAGCACACAACTTAAAGATTTAGGTACTAACCCACTTAACGCCGTTCCTTTTATCGCCGAGCGTGTAATTACGTCTGCCCCTGACATGGTCGCCGCAGTTGCTGTTTTACCAGCATATGTAATGGCGCGAACAAAACAAATCTTGGACGAGCGTGTTAAGAACGACGAAAAAACGCTTGACGACGCTACTGTTGGCGATGTAACTGCTGCGGCTACTGCCGCTGTCATTGAGTCCACACTTGAACGCTTCGCCACCAAAGGTTTGTTTAAACCTACTACCGCTAAAACAGGTACAGGTAGGGTCGCCAAAGAAACAGGTATTCAAGCGGGCACTGAAGTTGCTGAAGAAGAAGCGGCTTATCTTGGCGAAGCTGCGGGCACAAAGAAAGGGCTGAGCGGGGAAGAAGCTCTGACTCGCGGCGCTGAAGCAGCAATTGTTGGTGGTGGCCTCGGCGCTACTGTGCAAGGCACAAAAGAACTTCTTGCACCAAAGACGCCGCCCACTACCGAACAAGAACGCCAAACAATCCTAGACACTTTGGCAGGCGACATGCAGGAGCCAGCCGATTTGTTTGCGGATCAAGAAGGCCAGCAAGCTGCACCAAAATCTCAAGTTGATCGCTACAAGCAGCGTGCTGATGAAGCGTTGCGGACTTCTGCGCAATCTGCGAAGTATGGTGACGTTGATCAAACATTACCGTCCTCCAACGAGCCACCCGGTTTGTTTACAGATGTAGACACCGGCGCTGCAACCACCGCAACATCAAGCGCCCCTGCTGTTCGTGCACCAGCAGCCCCCGCTCAGTCACTTGAAGCCTACAGCGATTTCGTACGGCAGTACACAGAATTGCGGGATGAGTACAACTCTCTGCCATCTGGCCAGATAGATCAAGCGGGCATGAACTTGCGTAAGACCATCCAGAAAAATCTGGCTGAAGTCGTTGACGCCAACATGGGTTTGATCCGCAGCAAAGGTGTGGCCAATCAACTTAAGAACCCTGTGTTTGATGGTTCGCAAGTATTGGCTCGACTTGAGCCAAATGTCGGCCAACCCCGTGCTATGCAAGGGAACTTGTTTGGTACGTTCCAAGCTGCCACCCGCCTCGCAACAAACGCTATGGCTTTGTCGGGCCAAAACCCAGATGGCGCAATCCAAGAATTGGAAAACAAACGCGCTCGTATGCAGGAAAAGGTTGACTCGGGCGGTTATACCGACGCAGAAGTTATCAGCAGACGTCCTGCTGGTATGACATCTGGCCAAGCACTTAAAAACAGAGATTCAATCCTCCAACGTCTTCTACAAGAAACAAACGCTGAGATTGACCACGCAATCGACATTGTGCAAAAGCGTACGGGCCAGCCTCGCGCTATGCAGGGTAAATTGTTTGGCCAACCAGAAGGCCAGCCTGACGTTGGTACAGAGAAGGCCGAAAATATTGAAGACGTGTTTAACGCTGCAAACGCAGCTGAATTGAACAAGTCTCGTATGCGGGCAACAGAAAAATCCAAAAAAATTGAAGCTGCTAACAGGGGCCGCAACCAGCAAGCTGGGGCTTCAATGACTGCAAGCGAACGTGTTGCGCTCTTTAAGTCTGAGAGAAAGCGCGTTGAAGGTGAACTTGCAAAAGCCCGCGCTGAATTGACGCGGCTGCAAAGTCTCGCCGCCCGCCCTGCTGGTGAGATAGGGTATAGGCCCACATCTGAAGATATTCGTGCGGTGACTGACACCATCAACGGGTACGAAAGAACTTTGCAAGGCGTGCGTGAGCAGCTCCAAGATGCAGAAGCCGATTTTGATAACGGCATAGAAACGCCTACTCCACGTCAGCGGCAGGAGATTCAGCGCGTAGATTTGACGGCTGAACAAGAGCAGTTGTTTGATACAGAAAATTTTGAGGATAACGCCGTAGAAGTAACCGAGCGTAAGGCAGCGCCAATAGTAGATGAGCGCGGTGCAATAGTGCCATCCTCTAAAAAAGGAGAGAACCCAATTGCATCTGCCGGGTTTAAAACTCTTGATGAAGACAACAACATATCTGACAATCTTGTGGGCGCAACTTTTATTACCGGTATGGATGTATCGGCAAGAAACAAAGGCGCTGGTACAAGACTTTTAAACGCAATTACAAACTGGGCTGATACAAATGGCAAGACGTTGGTTCTTGTCCCTTCTGCAAATCCAGACCCTGAGTTGGGTGGGTTATCCCAAAAACAATTAAAGGCTTGGTATGCACGCAATGGATTTGAAGACCGTGTAGATTACATGGTTAGAGTTCCTACTGAAGAAAGAACTCAAGAAACCGAAAAAATCCAAGAAACTAAACCCGCTGAGATTGTCCGCGAAGGTAAAAAGCCACCAGAGAAATCTGTAAAAGCCCCTGCTACAGACACAGAACACATTGTGCAGACAGAAGAGGGCGGCAAGATCAAAGGTTTCTTTGACTCCATCCTGCCTGCATCGAGCTCTCCTGCGGAGCAGGAACGTCACGGTAATTCAAAGAACACCGCTGCTGAAACCATGCTGGAGTTTGATATTGCCCGACCGGGCGAGACAACCAGCGCTGGTTCACAGAAGATGCTCGACTACCTTGCCCGCCGTGTGGGTGGCCAAGAGAAACTAAACAAACTTCTGGCTGCGTTGCAAAATGCGTCGCCCGATGAACAATCGCGCCTACTTAAAAACGCAGGGCTCCCAGACCTCACCACCCGCCGTGGTATGGATGAGTTCAGTTCGCAGGTGCAGGAATATGTTGACCAGATGGTGGCCACAGGTGAAGGCCCGCTGTACAACATAAGAACAAGCAAGATGCGTCCGTCCCAAGTTACTGGGACAAAGCTGCCGTACCAAGAAACTATCACCACTGCTGTTACGGTTACACAAAGATACGACACACCTCTTGGTGAAAAGCCACGACGTCCAAGTCAAGGTATCAAAGAAATAGTTCGTGACATCAACGACAATAAGCTGCGTGCGGCTGCATTGGTCCTCAAGCAGATGACTGGGAAGATTTCTCCCCAAGCGCAGGCTGCTATTACATACCTGACCAACCTGAACCGTTCCACATTTGGGGATGCACTCAGGGATTTGGCGTTCGATCTTGCGTACTTTGAGCTTGACCCTAAATATTACGGTGCAGGTTCTACGTTCTACAAAGAAGGCGGTAAGTACGCACAAGACTTCCGTGCATGGATTGAAACCAATCTTGATGCAAGCACAGTTGCGTTACTTGATGAGTTGATTGCGGAACACAAACAAAACGCAGCAGAAGCTGAAAAGTTTGAGAACGCCATAACTGCTTACAACCAACTGTTAGAAATTGCGGCGGAAAAAAATCGCAAGAAAGCTGAAGGGCAAGGGGCCAAGTTGCCCAAAGCACCACGCAGGAAGAGAACCGCCAAAGAACGTCTTGCCACTATGCAAGAGGAAGCGGAGACTGAAGCAGGTGAAGGCGAAGAAACTTTAGAGCCGTTTACAGAAGCAGACACAAGGAACTTACCCACTGTTGAGATGCTTACTGAAGTGCATCCAGCCATCCGTCGATTGCTGATGGACGGTGATACACACGGCGCTCTTGAACTTCTTGCGCAAGTAAAAAACAACAAGTACTACGCTGAATTGGCTCAACGCATCCTCGACACCGGCTTTACAGCTGAGACACGGTTGATTGACCCCGACACTATAAAGTCGTTGTCTAACGACCCGAAAGTAACTGAGTCTTTGAACGAGCGGTTAGATGCTCTGCGTGATTTGGTTGAAACTTTGTTCCCGCAAGAACAGCAAGCTTCCATCATCAGCGATTTGAAATCCGGCAAGTTGCGTAATCTTTTATACGCGCTTGAAACCATGCAGGGCACGTTGGAGAAAAACGGTGGGACTGAGTCCAACCAGCAGCTCCTTGATAGCGTAATAGACTTGGTGAACCGCGAGTTTGTATGGATCGGTAAGTACGAACCAGCCAGCGACATAATCGTCATGCGCCAAGGCGTGGGCCAACTTACGAACCACTTGTTGTTGCATGAGAGCTTGCACGCCGCTGCATCTCATCTGTTGGACAACCCTAATCGGTTGGTTGGGATTCAACGCCAAGGTTATGACCGCCTCAATGAGTTGTTCCAGTACTCCAAGGGTTTGCTGGAACAGAAGGGCATAACTTCAGACACCGTGTATGGTCTGCAAGATTTGCATGAGTTTGTTTCTGAGGCAATGACAAACCCAGAGTTGCAAGCGTTGCTGCGTTCTATTCGGTACAAAGCTGCACCGTTCTCTTTGTGGAATCGCTTCACTGACTCTGTAAGCAAACTGTTCAACGTAAAACCCGGCGAGCCAAGCAACGTCATGGTAGAGGTCATGTTTGCTGCTGATGCAATGATGGCCGGTACGATGTCCTTGGAGGGTATGCAAGGGTCAAGCACTCCAAGAGCGATGGCCACAAAAGGCCCACGCCGACGCACAACTGTGCCACCCGGTATGCCAAACCAGCCTTCGACAATTCGTCGCTGGATGATGGCCGATACGTGGACATCAGGAAAGATGCGAGAGATTCGCAGTATGAACGCAGGGGCGCGTAAAGCGTATCTCGGCATGTTGACATTGCGCCAGATCAATGATTTGGTTGGCGGACGTATCGGGCAGATTGGCAACTTCATCAATGTGACTGAGAAGTTCCTCGCCCGCAAGTCTCAGATATTGAAAGAGTCGGGCGATATTGCCCAGAAGTGGGAACGTCTGCAAGCTGCTGACCCTGAGATGTCTCGTAAGCTCGGTGTAGTGATGCACAGCGCAACCATTCTTGAGATCGACCCAGACAAAGCTACGTTGGCCCAGCGTACAAACAACGCCAAATTGATGAACGACTGGAGGGCATTGAATCCTGAAGCCAAGACAATTTACCGTGAGGTGCGGAATTTCTACGAACGCAGATACAGCCAATACAAGCGTTTGATGAACCGTCGCATTATTCAAATGCGGCAGTTGGGTGTGTCCGAAGCTACGATCACAGAGATTCGTAACGAATTTGAGAAGGGTAAGCGGGCTGGTCCTTATTTCCCTCTGATGCGTTTTGGCCGCTTTTGGTATCAGGTGGGCAAAGGTCAGAACCGTGAATACTACATGTTTGAGTCTGAGGCAGCCCGTGATATGCACCGGGATGAACGGTTGAAACGCGACCCACATTTGGGTTCCACCATTGGCCAGAACATTGGTAACGACTATCAACAGCAGATGGACTTCCATGCGCGTGAGTCTGCGTTCTTGAAGTCTGCGTTTGCTGGCGTGGATAGTATGGACATGACTGGGCTTACACCAGCCGAGGCAGACAAACGCCGCACTGAGTTGAAGGACAACCTGTATCAGACATATCTGGCCAATCAGCCAGACCGCAGTATGCGCAACGCCTTTGTACACCGCAACAGTATTGCCGGTTACTCAGAGGATGCGCTGCGTAGCTTTGCGTCGTCATCATTCAGTATGGCATACCAGATGTCACGGTTTGAATATTCTCCAGAAATGTTCTCACAGCTGGACGCCGCTCGCGCACAGATTAAAGGTCGTTTCACCCCCGGCGCGGCTTTTGACCCTGCGCTTGTGAGAGAAAACGATGAGTTGCGTGACTATGTTGGAGAGATTGACAGGCGTTTGGCGGGGATGTTGAACCCAACCGACACTGGAAAATGGGTGTCGTACTTTTCAAACATTGGGTTTATCTATTACTTGACGTCTATCGGCTCAGCCGTCGTTAACGTGATGGGCGGCGCAATGATTGGCGTGCCAACGCTCATTGGACAACAAGTCCGTGCAAACCCCAAGATGGGTTACACAGAAGCAACGGCTCGCGTGCTGTACAACACGTCAAAAACAATGGCGCAAATTATGCTCACTGGATTTGATGTGCAGGCGGGCGGGCGCGTTCTGGATTCAAAACTGTTGTCTCCTTCGTTGGATAGATCAAAAAGTTTGTCCGCAGTAGATAGGGCCGCATATAACCGGTTTGTTGCTGATGGACTGATTGATATAACGGCTGCGTATGACCAATCAGGTTTGGCGTCCAGCCCAACCTCTGAATACAACAGCATCCCCAACAAAGCTATGCAAGTTGTAGCTTACGCTTTTCACCACGCAGAGCGGTTCAACCGCGAGATTATTGCAATGTCTGCGTTCCGATCTGCAATGGAGAAACGAGCCAACTATCCAAACCAACAGCAGGCGTTTGCTGAATCAATTGCGGAAGCAAAAGACTTGACCGCCCGCTCTATGTTTGATTACTCCGAGGCCAACAAGCCCCGCTTTTTGCAAAACGCAGTCGCAAAAATTATTCTCCAATTCAAACAGTTTCCACAGCAGATGACTTGGTTCTTGGCAAACAGCGCTTGGAATTCGTTTGGTAATTTGCCAGAAGCAGAAAAACGTGAAGCCCGCGCCCGGTTTGTTGGCACGATGGGTATGGCGGCTATCTTCTCTGGAGTCACTGGTCTCTGGGGATTCTCAACTGTGGCTGCTATCGTTAACGCCGTAGCCCAAGCAACAGCGGGTGACGACGATGAGCCGTTTGATTTTGAGCTTGAGTTTGCAAACTGGGCGGTCAATACGTTTGGTAAGAACATGGGTACTATGCTGTCACGCGGTATGGGTAACGCTGCTGGTATTGATCTGCACAGCCGTTTGTCTTTAGATGGTATGTGGTTCCGTGATGGTCGCCAAAACCAAGATGCCGTAAGCGCGGTTGAGTCTTATATGGTTGGATTACTTGGGCCAACGGTTGGTGGTCTCCCCGTGACTGCTGCTCGTGTATATGACCTGTACAACAAAGGTCATGGAGATCGTGCGCTTGAAGCCGCGCTACCCGGATTTGCTAAGCAACCTATGATTGCTTACAGGTATTCGCAGGAGGGCGCAAAAACTTTGCAAGGTGACATCATGAAGAAGGAGTTCACTCCTTTTGAATTGATGATGCAGTCTTTAGGTATCCGGCCCGCTGACCTTGCAGAAATCCAATTCCGTAACATCAAAGTCAAAGGCCAAGAGCAAGCAATCATAAAGAAACGTCAAAACATGTTGAACATTTTTGCATTGACTTTCATGGCCAATGACCCCAAAGGTAATCAGGAAGCCTTTGACAAGATCATGAAGTTCAACAAGAAATACCCGTCAATGGCTATTGATGCTGATGGAATGATTAACTCCATAGCTGGCAAACTGGAGAAGTCTGCACAAACTGATCACGGTTTGTATGTAGACCCCAAACTGCAATACTTGTTTAAGGACACATATATTAAGAAGCTGACTGAGAAAGAGCCAGAGGGCCCGTGGAACAAATACAAAACGCCTGCAATGGAAACCGCCGAAGAATAAAAAACGCCCCGCTTTTTACGGCGGGGCTAAGATCAAAGGAGAGAGCAACTACAAGTTGCGCTTTGATTGTACGCGCTTAACCCGCCACACGCGCAAACCCCTCACTCCATCTTCTATTACTAACTTAATGATTGTCGCGTAGCCCAGACGTTTCATCTTTTGTTCTACACGCTCACGGGCTTTTACATCATCTAGGCACGGGACAAAGAACGAACTCCCGATTCTGAACTTGTCCCACGCCAGTTGATATGTGACCCCATCAATCTTCATCGCCCTGAGTGGCAAAGTTAAAGTCAACGCCCAGCAAATCTGAATCAAACTCTAAAGCTACAACAGGTGGAGCGCTGATGTCCGTGCCAATATCCAACCGGGTGCGAACTTCCGCAATGAAGGCTCCGGTCTTGTTCAAGCCAGACAGCAGGTCGTTGAACGTGACTTGTTTGAGAACGCAGAAGTTTTTCAACTCCTGACGGATGATGTATATACGGCGCGTATCTGGCTCGTGTCTCACAACCAACGGGCCACGGGGCATAACCAGCGGAGTGGAAGCAATACCAGACTTGGAGCTGCTGAACTTGTTTACCACCAGAATGTTCAAGTTGTGCTTCAAAAGAAACTCGCCCACCACGGTGGCGTAATCGTTGAACGACAGCTTGGTGGCAGTCTGCATCTCTGAAACTTCAGCCACTGCCCAATCAAACACGCGCTTGTGGTTGATCTCATGTAGGCCAAGCTTGCTGGCTATCAACGCGCCCGTCAGGTTGGCCCCTGCCATTGCTGACCAAAACCTCTCCCGTGTATCAATGTTGACCGCCTTGTCAAACCGAGCCTGTACCTTCAACGCTGTGTCCACCACCTCTTCCAGATTCTGTACAAGGTACTGTGCATATGGCTGGCCAGCCAGCCCGTAGTTGCTGTTCAGTCGGCCAAAGATATGCTTGGCCGTGGCTTTGTCTAGGTTGTTGGTTGGGTCAATCTTGTACTGCATCAACCGCATCAACTCACCCTCGGACGTGGACTTCAAGGACTCCAGCTTGTCGGTCATACTGGAGTTGGACGTGGCCACCATCATGGTCGCCCAGAATCCTTGGGACTCACGCTCTTCGTTTGTGGACGCTTTCATGCGGCGGCGCGGAGCACCTTGGGTTACGCTGTAGGCCATGTCGGAGAAGTCGTCGCCGCTCATCTTGGTGATCTCGTCCACCCCCAGCGGCAGGTTACACATCACGGCCATGCGATGCAGCTTCACGTTCAGCGTATCCCGCCATTGAATCATCAGCTCGTCGGGGTGTCCCCACACGCTGTTCATAACCTGAAGTATGGTTGACTTGCCTGTTCCAGATTTATTATTTATAAGGTTAATGATGCCGCCCTTGACGCCCATGAACTTGATGAGGGGCGCACCAAACGCTGAGAACACGGCGAAGGCGTGGGGCTCAAACCCGGGCATGTTGTAGACGTTGATGATTTCCTTCCACTCATCGAGCGACCCAATCGGGCGCAGGGCATGGGCAATGTCCCTCGTTGCCTTGGATGGTGGGCTGTACTTCACATAGCTTGCCCCAATCTCCCTGTTACCCAGAATGAACTTCTCGTCGTCATCGGCCCAACCAAATTGCAATCTCATCATCTCCACCTCTTGTGAAACTTGTAGTTCTTTTGCACACTGCATCAGGTAATCCAGAATTGATGCCATCTGAGTAGCTCCAGCAATAATCCCGTGGAAGGACACTACCTTGCGTAACTCGTCCTTACTCAGCGCATCTACCAGCGGCACAGGGAATTCCTTGGCTCCGTCCCTAGGGAGAACCCTACGTATCAGGATGGTCTCGCCCAGTGCGGGGTCATACATACGCTTGGTGACGAATAGGTCGTACTCGTAGATGAGGGCAACTGCTGGCCCATCGCCTTCCTCGTTCTCTTCCTTCAGATGTTTGTAGATGCCGCCGTTCTTCCCACGAAAGTAACGATTTGGTAGCTTTGGTACTACAAATTCAACGGGCTGTGGGTCGATGCTTGTGGTCTGGTACTCAATAACATCGCCTTCTTCTGATTTGGCGATCTCATGGCCAAGCACAATGGGCGATTTGATCTTGCCTCGGTGCGGGCAGTTACCACACACGCCGGGGACAAACGAGTCAAACGTGTCGCAGGTGTATGGGCCTTTGATCTGGCTGGCCTTGCGCTCAGTGGCCCGGGCGCTGTACCCCGGGTGATTCTTGGAAATCATGTGAATCGCCTTGTCGCGGTCTACGCAATGCTGAGCGATGGACAGCCCGGCCCGCCACAGCGGTTCTTCGGCGTTTTCCTGATCTTCAATCAACAGCTTGAGCTGCTCACAGCCTTGGCCGTCAGCAGTCTTCTTCATGATGGTGCGAAACCGTGACTGCTTATTACCAATAACAGCTTTTGTGAAGTCGTCTAATTCCTTGGCGGCATATGGTTTCTTGGCGTCAACCAGCGGGCCCATGAGCGCGGCAAAGTCATCAAACGCTATCGGCTCAGACAGGTGCATAAGGACAACGTCATGCGGTGGCGTGTCCTTGAAGTTTTTTGTTCCCGGAATACGCAACACCCTTGCGGCATCCGCTGGTACGGCGGGGTCAACAATAAACTTGTGCTCAAGGCATTTGGCCTTGAATGTCTCGGCCACGGGTAGCCACTTGTCTTTGGGTACAGCCTCGGTCAGCGGCCAGTAGACATGCCAGCCCCGGCCAGAATTCACAATGGTTGGGCGTGGGAGCTTGAGCGTCTTGCACAAGTCCTTGAGTGCTTGCAACCCAGTTGGCTGGTCAATGTAACCCCTGATACGCCCACGCTTGTCAGGCTTGGCTTTATCCTCGCCGCAGTCGATATCCAAGAAAAACGACTGTAAGGAACCGCAATTGGATGCGTCTCGGTTTTCATCAGTAATGAACTTACCGCACCCAAAGAATACATCTACGCCGCTGGCCACCAGATGGTCGGCTTGTGCTTCTACTTCTTCTATTGTTTCGTGGTGGGTCTGTGAATAGTGTGAGCCATTCTTCAAACCAAGTACGCAGTAGAACCCTTCTTCTGAAGGGACAACTGCTTCAAGCAAACGAACATCCGCCATATTGTGTCCAAGCACGTCAAGAGAAAGGGGGGCAACGGGGGCTGACGGATACCCCGTTCGCTCCGTCGAGCTAGTCGCCCCCCGAAACGGTTTACTTCAAGTTCAAAAAAGTGGAGATGTGTTTCTGGTGATCTGTGCTGGGTGTATGAGTTCCGGAGAACCAGTTGTACACCGTCTGCCTAGTCACATTGAAAAGCACCATGACATCAGTAACAGGGACATCGTGGGAGATGCAGTATCTTCCCAGACGAACACCTAAGTTCTTTATGCTTGCCGCTTTGTTGAGTTGAGCAACTCTCTGGCTGTACCCAATCATTTGTCGTCATCGCCCCACTCATCAACCATTGCAGACAGATTCTGCTTTGGTTTGGCCTCAGGTGCTTTCTTCTTCTCGACGCGCACAGTGGGCTCTTTAACTTCCTCGGTATCCTGCGCGTGCGCGGCGGCGGCAGAACCAGCAGGTGCAACCAGCTTTGGGATGGCAGGGGTTTCAGACTTCTTGGTGAAGTTCATCTTGCCCGCATTGATGGCAACCTGAGTCTGGCCTTGGGCTACCGCAACTTGATACGTGGGTTTATCAAGGAACTCGGAGTTGCTGAACACCAACTTGGGGAAGTCGCTGTCAGTGTCAAAGGTCAGGCGGGTGGCCAGCATGTTCAGGTTGTAGCCAGAACTCGCAACGTACTTGGCGTATTGCAGGAACGGCATATGATCAACATCGCCTGTGCCAAAGATACTCTTCTGGGGCAAGATCAATTGGAAAATGTCGCCGCCCACGTTGTTGCGCAGGACAACACCCAGACGCCATGAGTAGCGGCAAGCCGCACGACCGGGGCCACCAGCACCTTTGATTGCTTGGGGGCAGTCTTTACAGATGGACGCTTGTGGGTTCTCAACATCTGCATCGGGGCGTTCGCCATTGCTCGACCAGCAATCAGGGATTGAGGTCTCTTCGGAGTTGTACTCGGCGGCATAGTATGACTTCTGAACGCTTTTGCTACCGCTGACAATCACAACGTCCATGTGTGGGTCAGTGTTCTTGGCGATCTCTTTGCCGCCGTCAACCAGACGGAAGACACGCCCGCGCAGAGTGATACGTTTGACGCTACCGCCAGAAGAAGTGAAGGCTTTGGTAAAGTCGTCCAACTCTACGTTTTGCAGGTGGGCAGGGAGGTTCTCGTTAAATGTTGTGATGTTGCTCATTTTCTTTCCTTAGATTGCGGGTTTGCGTTTTACAGTGACAGCGTAACGGCTATCGACGTTGAGCCCCTCTGGGTACTCGTCTGGATGTTCTTCCAGAAAATCTTTCATGTTGGTATCGTGGATGCGTTTGTGAAGCACTCCGTACGCTTTGTATTTATCAACCAGACGATACACAGCTTCCCAATTTGTTGGGTTGTATCGGCTGGATACGCGCTTGATTATGATTGCCCGATCAGTGGACATGCTGCTTGTCTCAGCCTTGTTCATGATCTGAATCAGCTTGTACTCTATTTCGGCAAGTTGATCAGCAAACACTTTGTCTGCATCATCAAACTTTTCTTTGAGTAGTTCACGCTCAGTTCTCACCCGAATATATTCAGCGGACAAGTCGTCTACTGATTCGGTGGTAGCTACGCTCTCTTCCATTTGAAGCTCCTTTAGTTGTTGTGGGATTTATTATATGGCCTCTACTAGACTTTGTCAAGTATCTGCCAATTCTTTTTTGTAAAGATCGACCACTTTTTCGTGGTTCGTTATGTTGCTCTGTAACATGGTGTATAGCTTGCGCTCGATGGGGCTCCCTTCGATGTGCACTATGGTCATGTTGTTGCGCTGGCCCGGGCGATTGATACGGGCGTTGGCTTGCAGATACGTCTCTGTGGACGTGACAGGAGCGTACCAGATCACGACATTTGCCGCCGTCAGGGTAACCCCGTGTGCCGCCGCTTGTGGCTGTATCACAAGCACTCTTGGGTCTTTTGACTCTTGGAAGCTCTTGAATATCCTTGTACGCGCTTGTACGGGAACATCGCCATTGATCACCTCACAAGTAATACCTTCCTTTGTAAGGTACTCGCTCAGTAATGTTATGGTGTGTTTGAATGGGGCAAACACCAGAACTTTATGGCTGGCCTCTTCAATCACTTCTTTCACAGCATTTAGCCGGTTGGACACGTCAAATTGAACAACTGCGCCCGTGTCGCTGTAAACCGCCCCGCAGGAAATCTGGAGCAGCTTGTTCATCTTTGCCGCAGCATTGACCGAACTGACTTCTTCGCCCGCCGCCTCAAGCAACATCTGATCTTTGAGCATCTTGTAATACTTACTCTGAGATGGTGTTAGTGGTGCGTAGCGGCTGGTGTGAATGACATCAGGTAAATCAAGGCATTCTTCCTTGGTAAACCGGATCGCTGGCTGAAGCATGTCAAACACGATCTGCTCTGCGTGTGGGCGTGGAATCCAGCGGTACATGCTCATCTGTTGCATGACAGACTCGCGGTAGTCACCGAAGAACCTTGGTGCTCTCTGGGGGGCACACAACCGGCCAAGCCCGTACGCATCAAGCGGAGACTGAGAAGCAGGTGTGCCCGTCAATAACCACAAGCGGGTGTTCAATGGGGACAACGACAAATTCACCAATTTGTTCATGAGTTTCCAGCGTTTGGTCTGGACGTTCTTGTACGCGTTGGCTTCGTCGATGACAATCAAATCAAAGCTACCGTTGTTCAGCAACTCGTCTGCAATGGTTGTCAATCCGTCGTAGTTGATGATTACAAACTGGGCTTTGCTCTTGATGATCTTCGCCCGCTTCTTGGCATCCCCATACGCCACATCTACAGATCGGTGCACAGCAAACTTGAACAAGTCAGCTTGCCATGCAGACTGCATGATTGATAACGGGCACACAATCAAAACACGTTTGACAATACCCGCATTCATTAGTTGGTCAGCGGCCCAAATCACTGAGGCTGTCTTACCTGTGCCCTGCTCGTTGAAGCAAAAGGCGCGGTGGTTGGCCACGAGGAAGGATGCTGTTGCTCTCTGATGATCAAAAGGCTCAAACCCCATAGGGCGCGGCCATGTGTATTCTTGCATTTTTTATTTCATTGATGAATCGGGGTTTCGTTTGAACGACCGATTTTTGCTGGGGGGTTCGAGTCTGACTCCGTCTTTGTTTGACCCGCCTTTAGATAAAGCTTTGACGTGTGCAACATCTTTTCCGTTGCGGTCAACGCCCTTGGCGTCAAGTTTTCTTCGGGCTCGTTGGCGCTCCATCCGGTCAGGCAACTCACCTCTTTGCTTTTGCTGTTCATATTCTTTTTTGTAGGGTCTGGATTTGTTCACGTAGGGCATTTTGTTTCTCCATGATGTGAATGATTGAAACGCGAGCTATACGAAGCTCCACAATGGCCAAGTTTATTTGATCTATCGCTGGATTGAAATCCTCTTGTAGCAACAAATCGTGCGATGTTTTCATCGCCCGCTCTGCCATCATCAAAGGGCGAGCGTAATCAATTAGTTCTGTCATTTTGTACCTTCTTATTTCTGCTTTCTCGTAAAAGCTTTCGCACCCATTTGCTCTTGCCAAGTTTTACGTATTCCTCATACTCACTCGGAGTTAAACGAACGCCTATGGTTTTGCCGTTCTTGGTTAACTCACTTTTTGGTCTAGGCATTGGTGTTGTTCTCCCACTACGCGGTTTAGAAAAAGCATTTTGCACTCTGTGCATCTCCACAGGTCGCCTTCAACCACTATGGTTCGCTTCTCTGCGTGTTGCCCACGCACCTTCCCAAAGAATGTTCTGATCTTCTCAAGCATTTTGGTTCTCCCATCTTCTGCACAAATCTTTCACGGTCTGACTCTTTCTCTTACCCTTGCACACGTTGCTGATTGACTTCTGCTTGGCTTTTATCTGCAACTGCGCTGGGGTCAGGGGCTTTACTGGTTCTGCTGTAGCTGGAAACAAACCTGTCACGCCCAGCCAACAGCACACGGCGGCGACAAGAAGTCGGTCAAATATCATATAGCTACCTCCTTTTCATTTTTACTCTTGATGGGCCTTTGGTCACCCCCCAATCTGTAGCTTGATTGCGATTGCTTTTGTTTAGGGCGCTCATTGCATTGCGCTTTCGGTTTGAGTTATGTGATCGCCGTTCAGCCGCCAGTTCAAGGTCGTTGTTGGTGTTTTGAGTAGTCGTTGTGTACTTGGATGTTTGCAGCTTCTTCAGCAACAACACATCTTTCTCGGGCGGCTGTTCCCACAGGCGATTACTTATTTTCTCCAAATACGCCGCCATGTAAGCTCTTGCTGGAAGCTTCCAAGGTACGCCTGCACTTGGTAAGCGTAACAAAGGAGGATCAACATCATTTGTTTTCTTCCCAGTAACACTGGTGAACATTTGGAAGGCGTCCAACAGATTGCCGTCGTTACGCCATGTCTTAATAAGGCAGGCGTCCCAATACTCTTGGGGTGTGCTCATACCTACTCTTCCTCCTGATGTTCTTTAAGTCTGCGTTGTAGTCTGCCAATGCGCTCGACGTTGTAGGTGACGATTGACGCCGCATACTCCACAGCACTCTCCGCTTCCAGCTTCTTAATGACGGCCTCACGCATTTCTTTCTCGATGATTTCACTGATGGGCTTTGGCTTCATCAGTTCCTTGATGTACTTGAGCGTTGAATCTTTCCAGCTCATGCTTGCCGCTCCTTCATGCGTTGTATTCTTTCTAATCTTTTGTGATGCGCTGTTGTGTACACGATGTACTCCATGTCTGAACGTACAGCATCCCAGTAAGTACCTTCTGCTCTTGCTGGCTTGTCCATGATTCCACTGTCAGCATCTTGTCGCGCCTTAGCTTCAATGGTTCTCATGCGTGTATCCCCCACAATCTCTTTGGCAGTGTCAATGTCAAAGCTCTGCGGGGTCATTTCTTCAGCCCCCTGATGTAGATTGCAAACGAACTGATGGTGTCCTGACCAAACCCTTGCATCTTCTCGATGTGCTGTGCCACTTCTTCGATGACTTTGTTCCTGTCCATGTTCAGCAGTTTCTCTCTGTCTTGCGTCATCTTGACAATCTCTTGTTTGACTTTGCTGATGCGTTCCAACTCGTTGAACGCTTCATCTTCTTCCGGTGTTGTTGGGACGTCAATCATTTCTTGCCTCCGTTCTGCATCCAGTCAAGTGCATATAAGAACACTGCTATGGCCACACCACCAAGGCCAAGGCCAATAAACAGCACAGCAATCAAAGCCATTACATCCAGCATGGTGACTTCCTTACAGTTTTGAAATGGCGCGTTTGATGTACCAAACGGCTTTCTCTAGGTCTTGTTTTTTGTTCTCTTTGTAGTCTGCTCGGGTGATGTACTTAACCGCATTACCCAAGTGATAGTCCAAACCTTTGGCCTCGATGAAGTCGATGGTCTCGATACCGCCCACTTTGTAGTGGGATGGGTGGTTGACGGGGTCATCTTGTGTAAGTTGTGCCGCCAATGCGTTTTGTGCATCTTCGTCAAGAGCATTTGTATTAATCCAGCGATACACGTACCCGTCCCCTGCTTCTGGTGCGGGTGTTGGGTTGCTCGGCATCTTCCTCTTGATCATGTAGACAACTTGATATGTAGTACCAAACTGCGCCGCCACATCTTTCAATGCCATATCGGGGTGCGCTTTGAGGTGACGACGAATCTTCTCTGCTCTGCTTAGTTTTTTAGCCATTATTTCTCTCCTTGGTTGTGATCGCATGATGTGACTGGACACCAGCCACGGCAGGTAAAGTTGGGCTTCGGGTTCCACATGTCGTTTTCTACGGAAGCCTGAAGTTGACCAACATCTGATATCCAGCTACCCCACAGTTCTTTCTGTGATTCAGCCAAATAAGCAGTCTTTACGAAGTCATCAGCGAACAGGAACATCAAGCCCGCTTTGACTTTCTTTACTTCTGGGAAGTGCTTGAAGATCGCAAGGGACACGATCTCCAGTTGCTTGAGTTCAGCAAACTTGCTCGACTTGCCCGTCTTGTAATCCACAGTCAGGGCGGTGTCGCCTTGCAAGATGATGATGTCTGCAACGCCGCGCCACCACACGTTCTTGTCGAAGAATCCGCATGGCTTCAAATCAGCGGTCAGGCCGAGCTTATTCTCACAAAGTTTCTCCCCGGGCATATCTTTCAGCACCTTAAGGGCTGGCTCAATGTGGTTGTACTTCTCAGGAATGGGGCGACCCTTACCAACGTATTCTTCAGCGATCTTGTGAATCTCATTACCAAAAGTAATAGCCTCGCTCAACGGCTCTTTGATATCCTTCACCACCTTGAGGTGGTAATACTTCTTGGGGCACTGCTGGTACAACGCCAAACTGCTGTACGACCAAGTGATAGGTTTTGCCATTAACAATCTCCATAGTTGCGGGCCATCCCAGACTCGCAATCAAGCGGCAAGGTCAGAGCCCAAGGGGGTGGTGTACGCATACACGCTTCGATGTAAGCCCGAGCTTCGTCAGCCTCGTTCTCTGGTACTACGCAAGCCACAGCGTCATGCACGGTCAGCACAACTCGATAGCGTTTTTCGATTTGAATGATCTGCTCACCAATAATGCAACGGGCAACAGCTTGGCACAGGTTCTCGGCAACCTTACCGCCGTATATCTTGTTTGGTTTATTGCGTGTTTCGTAGGTGAATTGGCCGTTGGTGTTTCGACGCAACTCAGGGTAGTTGAGGTACAGGCCATTGGGTAGGGGGATTCCCGTGAACGGGGAAGTTTCCATGAGTCCAACTGAATCCACCTGCACTGGCTTGTTGGCCACGATAGATGTCAGCACCAAGTTCAAATGGTTCCACCACTCTGCAATACGGCGGTTTACACCACGGTACTGCTTGATGATGAAACGGCAAGTGTCTATATCTAACTCTTTGCCCATGTTGGACAACTGAGCTTGAAACTTCTCCGCGCCCATTCCGTACCCCGCGCCAAGTACGGTTGTTTTCCCAATAAAACGCTGATCCGCAGTAACTTCATGCTCAAAAGTCCCATAGATCGCGGACGCCATGTGCTTATACACGTCGGCTTTTCTACGGAACAACTCCAAGATGTACGTCTCGCCCGCCAGCCACGCCAACACACGCGCTTCAATCTGGGACGAGTCGCAGTCGATAATTACATGGCCCGCTGGGGCAACGATACAGCGCTTGAGCTTGCCGCCCTCAGAGCCACGGCTTGGAAGGTTTTGCAGATTGACCTTGTCAGACCCGCCCCACCGCCCTGTGTGCGCGGCGTAATATTTCAAAGGAATAGGGAGACGATGAAGCGCCCCGCAGATGTGCCCCCTGCGTGATATCTCGATGAACCGCTCTGTCCTTGTCTCTTCCAGCGTTGACTTCGCACCAATACGCGCCGCCACAATAGCTTGCACTGCCTCGTTCGGATGCCCCAACAAATGCAAGAAGTCCTTGTCGCTCTTGGCAAAGGCATATATGAATTTGTCTGGGTTTGCGGGGCTGGGCTTCATTGGTGGCCTCACGCCATATGATTTCAGCAGTTCAGCAAACTTGGCCGAGCTGTTCAAAACTTCTTTCGTTATCCCAGAATCAGTAAACAATTTGTCCTTGCGCTCACGGACCGCTAACAAATGCTCTTCCAATTTCTGCGTATCAAGCTCCAGCAGTGGGTCGCTGAACATCCTGATCGTGATATCTATGAGTCGCTTCTCTTTGGTCGGGAATGTTGCATCGAGTTCTTTAAATAGCTTGTAGGTCAACTCCACATCGTTCTTGCAATACTCACCGTACTGCGCCAACTGTTGTGCCCCAAAGTCCTCTCTTCTCAATCCCTTAGCGTCATTGACTTCAAAGCCCTTTGCACCCAACCCAAAGTGTTCGACCAGCTTGGCCAAACTGCCGCCCACCTGAGTACCCAGCAGAGCCCGAGCCATAGACAGCGTATCCAACCATGCCTTGGGCTTCTGACCAAACACCCATGTCAGGATGGCCGCATCAAACATAGCGTTATGGGCTAACACGAAGTGGTTGTCCCAATCAAAGCCCGCCAGCCATTCAGCGGTCTCATCCATGTCACCCGTGAACCATTCAGCGGGTGCATCGTTCACCTTGACCGCCACGCCCACAACTTGGAATTGTGGGTCGCGAACATATTCCTCTGTCGTTATTTTTGAGAGGCTGTAGTCTGCGGCGTAGTAAGTCTCAAAGTCTATGGTGATCAAGGGCTCGTCCCAATTAATACATTGCGCAAAGCTTTGTTCAATTCCTCATTGACCACGGCGTTCATCTGTTGCTGGTACATACTTTGTTGGGATGGGACTGTGCCGTTCCACATTGCTGTAGTTATGCCTGTCGTTCCTTTTGGCTGTATCACAACTCCAAGTTGGGGTTGGAGATTAAGCACCAACTCCATAGCTTCATTCAAAGCCAAATCCCGCTTGGCGCGGCGATAAGCTCGTTGAAGCATGTAGCGTTCGTAGCGCGAAAAGCCACGCGAGTCGGCAAGGCTATCCAGCTTTCTTAGGTGACTGGCATCAAACTCTCCGTCAAACTTTTCAAGGACGGCTTTAAGTTGATCGGGCAGTGGGTAACGCAGAAGTTTCTCAGTGAATTTCATTCTTGAACACCTCATTCAGAGTTTGAAAAATAGTCGCGCTGTCAATCGCGATCATCACGTCCTTGAGATGATCAAGGTTGCCCTCGTTTATCACAAGGGCCGCGCCTCCCGCGCCGCGAATACGCTGGAGTTCACGATCTTGCAAGGCTGTGGTTTTTCCCTTGCCCGCTTTGCATTCGATGGCTACAAAGTAGCCATGAGCGCAGACTATGATGTCTGGTATACCTGCACGGCCTAAACCGTTTGAGGCTGGGAAGAAGTAGTATGCGTCATGCTGTTTCAGTATTTCAACGCATTGATTTTTTACTTTTCTCTCTGGGGTCAAGGCCATTATTCTCTCCTGTATGGCCTCTAATATAGGGGTGGCTTTAGACTTTGTCAAGTCTTTTTTGTAGGGGTATCCACTATACACCGAACAAAGCGACATCGTGTCGGTTTGTTCAGGCAAAAAAAGACCCGCACATAGGCGGGTCGTAAAGGGTGTAGCTGTTAAGTTATATGACGATGTGGAAATTAGTGTCGTTGTATCTAAAGCCTACATCACGCACTACCTCTCCGTCTTGCATAAGCTGTAGTACAGCTAAGCGGTTCTGCCATGTCTCAGACAGTTGGTCAAACTCCATAACTTCTATGTTGTCTGTTTGCTTGTCTTTGTACAAGTACAGCCCGTTGTGTATACACACAGTCGTCATTCCGTCGTTGGCCAAAAGCTGCTCCATCTCCATCGCTAACTCATACTGAGCCATGTGCTCCTCGTACTTGGGCGACTCAAAGATATCTCTGACCGGCCTGTTTATGCCGTCAGGTATGGGCAAGTTCCGGACTACACAGAACACATACTTCTGTAACATCACTTCATCTTTGATCATAGCTGATCTACTGATCGGAGCCTTCAAGTCACGCAAGGAATAGTAGGTGGCGTTACGCGCCTCATCGTCTGCCTTTTTGATGATCTCGTCGTAGTTCATCTTGACAAACAACTTCTTGATCTTGCGGACAGCAATATCAAGCTTCTCGGTACTTGTAACATGTCGCGAGCCTCGCTGTTTCTCAATGCGCCACGACTCGATGTCATAGGTGTCGGTGTTCTTGCGCCCGTACCTGTGACTCACAGAGATACTACCAAGCTGTTCCCCGCCCGCTATGACATTGACTCGTCTGAGAAACTGCTTGCCATCGGGTGCGGTGATTAAGTCCCCGTCGGCATTTCGTTTGTTGCCCATAGCGTTGGTGTAATTCCACTGGTCGTGTCTCTTCCAAGAGAATATCCAGTTCGAGTTGTCGAGCGCGAGCTTACGCACCAGTTCATCAAGCATCGGGTCAAGGATGCGGTTGTCAGGTAATTGAATGTTTGCAAACTGTGTCATGCGGTTCACCATTGAAATTTGTTAAGGATGTCATCGACGCTATGCTTCAACTCAGCGCGAGCGCTAGGTATCTTGCGTAGGTCTTCGGGGTCAATGCCGTTGATCGCTTTCTCCAGCATACGACGAGCTTCTTCAAGCGCTGGGTCTTTCATCACATTCAGCACAGATAACAGACCGCACAACTCCAAGGCGTTGTTGACCAGACTGTCTCTGAATATGTTGCGCTTGCCGTCCTCGTTGTCGGTCAGCGTTTCACTCATTCTCGACAGCATCTTGTGCAGTCGTGTCCAAGGGTCACGCATGGCCTCGTTCATCTTGTTGTTGAACATCTTGTCGTACTGCTCGGCCAAGTCTTGACGCACCTTGTCCTCGCATTGGATACGGAAGTCACCCTTCTCTGGAACAGGAAGGAAGTTGTACTCAAACTTGAAGCGACGGGGCAATGACGCCACATCAGGAAACTCTGATGCGTCGAAATACTTGCCGAGCTTGAAGGCTTGGGCGCTAACCAACGTCGGATAAGCTAGTATGAAGTCATCGACTAAAGCGTTGAAGTTGGCTTCCATCGTCCCGAGTTGCTCACGATACGCAAAGAAGTTCTCCATCGGCAACAAGCCAATGCCTTTCATCCACGGCAGAGTCTGTGTGCCGTTCCACGCGCGGCACTTCGCCGCATACTTCTCTATTTTGCTGAGATGATCACTGCCCGCCATGAGGTACTTGTAGACAGAGCTTGCGTCTTGGTCAGCTTCTTTGGCTGTGTTCAAGTCCGCAGTGGTTTCCTTATCGCGCTTGCGAGCAGTCCATGTACTGATACGCAATTCAACAAGCATCGCCATAGAAGCGAGCGATATGGATGGGGTTTCAAAAGTTTGCATTTATCTCTCCAAGATAGGTTGGTTTAGAAACGAACAAAGCGACACCATGTCGGTTTGTTCAAAGCACAGGTCCGAGTTCCGTTAGAAACTCAGAGTTCTGTTTGGTTGGCACTTCGCCCACGGCTAAAGGGACTTTCCTAAAGCAGTCATCAAAGTGCAAGAACAGCGCAATGTCACCGAGATACTTCACGGCTTTCTCACGATTCAGTACAAAATTAACACCCCAGTGCTTGTCTGCAACCCGATAGTGTTTGCGCTCTGCTTCATGATGTTTGAGTACATTCAACGCATGTACCCAGTTGTCGCTTAGCGGGCCTGTGACCCACTCGTACAACTTAGCGCATCCGTTTCTGTCGAATCCGTTGTGTCTCGCACCACGCCAGTTTGCGCTACCGCCATGAGGAAAGTGCTGTCTGCTGTGGTTGATGTCCCATCTGTTTGGCGATTCACTCCAAGCTTTGGTCTTCGTGAACGCTTCATATTCATCCTCGTCCATCAAACCAACCGCTTTGAACAAGATACCCTTGGACGATTCGACTTCCTTAACGGCTTGGTCATTGGTCTCGGGCGCAATGGACTGCACCAGATCAACCCATTCAAGGAACGGCTCGCACAGTTTGAGATACTTCTTCTCCGACCCGCGAATCTTTCGGATAGCGTACTCCACGAGAACATCAATCATCTCGAAAGAATCACCCGTCTTTCTAAACTTGATCGTCTCGCCCGCTCGCAATATGTAAGACTTCTCGCCCATGTTGCTGGTCACCAACAATCGGCCCTTGTCCCAACTGAAGCCAATCCCCATCGGAACAAATTGCTGGATGTTGTTGGGCACATACGCAGAGTAGTACACGGGAGAATGAATCGTGAATGTGTCGTCCGACTTCCAAACCACAAGCGGGTGCTTGTAGTAATTCAGACAGACCGTGTCGTCATCAGGCATGGAGATGCTCGCCATGTTCCAATGCTTGCGACTACCAAGTGGCACAGCATAGTTTGACTGCTTGCTGTTGATCGGCTTGGTGTTCTTGAACTTCGCAACATACTCAGCGAACGACTGACGCATCACCACGCCCGCTGTGTTGTAGTTGCTGTAATAACTTGCGTATCCCATCACGCTTTCCTTTCAATAAAGAGAGAAATAAGGTGGCGAACCACCTGTCCGTTTGTGGGCTCGAAGCCCATTGCACCAATGAGTTGGCCTCTCACGACTTGTAAGAGATCAAAGGTTTCTTTGTTAAGGGTCACTGAGTACCCAGTTTTTGAGTTAGTCATCGCTTGTTTTTCTCCGCAAGAATCTTCATGTTGCTGTCGATCTCAAGTTGCAGTACACCCGATATAGGCGCGATGGTCGCCGCCTGTGGGTCGGGGTCACCTATTGCGTTGCACTTGTTTGAGTCCTGTCCTTGAATCCATGCGTTGTGTATGCGTGACGCACCGCACAGCACCCTTGAAATACTCAAGGCTTCATCCATGCTCAACAAGAACCTCTTATCTCCAATAAAGAGAATTACCTGATCATCCATTTGTACCTCCTAATACAAGGAACCAAGAAAATAAAGGGCTGTCTTCGTGACAAGTCACAATGCAGGCCATGCCCTCCGTGATAAACGACATTACATACTTGTCGTATGTATGTATGGGTCGCTTGGCTAAGAACCACCGAAACTCTTCGAGCCCAGCGACTGTAACGAGATCATCATCCGTTAAGCGAGCATTGGTTATCGCCGCTCGCAAACCAAGATGATGAATCTCTGTCGGGTGGAAGAGAGCATCGCCATCTATGTCCATCATCAACTTCAAGCCCGCTGGGTTGACGCGAACATAGAAGTAGACATGGTCATGGAGGAACCTCACCTCACCCTTGACAAGCATGGGGACATGGTGCTCAGCAATGTGATACCACTCCCCACACTCGACATGCGGGTCGTCGTCATATAACAACAAGCTTCTGTCCATTGGGGACCTCGTAGCTGTCGTTACCGATGATGCACCACAAGGTAGGCGCAGTAACAGCCGCCCACTTGCTCTTGTTGGTGTGCATGTAGCCATCACTCAACATGATCAGCGCATCAGGCTTCAACTGCTTCTCTACCATCAGGTCAACCACAACATCTGGGTTTGTGCCGCCACCACCCTTGGGGTTAGTGCGATGCACGATGTCTTTCACACCACCAGTAAAGATTTCGTGCGCTTGAATTTCAGCGTCCCAATACACGATGTCGAGTCGGTCTATGCCCATGCTCTTGACAAGCCCGTTCATCTCAGAGAGAAACTCTGTGAGTAACGGCCCTGCTACAGAACCAGATGTGTCCATACCCAGAACCAAGTACTTCACTCGCTTGCCGATGATGCTAGGCAATATCACATCCTGCCAAAGGAAGTTGCGATGCGCCTTGCGCCAAGAGATTGAGTCTCTGTCCTTGATGTGAGAACGGGCGAAGCGTTGGAGTACATCTTTCCAACTGACCTTGGGATTGAGTAGCTCGCCAATCTCGCGTGGTGTCTTGCCGCCAAACTTGCCCGCATAGATACCGCCCTGACGAATAGCTTGCTCGACTTCCTGATCGAGTTGCTTCTTCTCTTCCTCGCTCAAGGCTTGTGCGCCGTCCCAATCGTGGTTGTCGAAACCGACATCGCCCTCACCGAACAAATCGACATCTTGTCCTTTTGTTCCGTCTTGCCCGTCACGCTTTGGACCACGACCCGAACCATCAATGGGCGGACCATCACCATCGCATCCTTCTTTCTTTTTCTTCAAGAGGATGTCGAAGACCTGCTTGGTGTCCATGCCACGATACGCCTCGTCGAAGAGACCCTCACGCTCACCTGTTTCTTTAGAACGGGGAAAGGCTATGAATTTTTCTTCTGGGTCCATGTCATACAACTGTATGTTGATGACAAAGTCACACGCCGCATTCGTAAGTCTGCGGTCAATAGCATCCAATGCTTTCCATGTGGTCAGGTGTCGGTAACACTTGTGCATGTTCTCGTGCATGATGAGAAACGCCAGCTCTTTGTCAGTCAAAGAGTCAACGAATTCTCTGCCATACACAGCGTCCCTGCCGTTCGTGCCCGCTGTGATCTTCTGATCGGTTACTGTGGTAGACCCGACCATGAACAAGCCCGCGAAGAAGGCAAACGACTTCTCTCGCATCAGGCTCACATGAACCAGCTCGATTCGTTTCTCGGCTGGCAATTTACTTCTGACAACTGCAATACTCATGATGTCTCCTTCATGTGTGCTTTGAAATCCGCGACGAGGGCGTCGCGCATCTTGTCATCCTCCATTAGGGCCTTGATAAAAATCTTGGCCCCATACTCTTGTTGTTTGTA